GGAACCTCGGGCACCCTGTACTGGCGGGCCGCTACTACGCAGACCCTGTCGACCGCGACGTGGACCGGCGCCGCCCGCACGATCACCCGAGTTCTGATCGGTGACGACCGCTACACCGAGTGGATCAACGGGTGTGTCGCGGCCTTCCAGTTCTGGCAGGCGGGACTCACCGCGGCTGAGGTCGCGAACGAGTCCCAACGCTATGTGCCGTACCGGACCGCGAACCTGACGCTGTTCTGCCCGTTCGTCAAAGCCGAAACCACCGACTACTCCGGCAACGGGCATACCCTCTCGGGCGGGGCAACCACCGCGACAGAGGACGGCCCCCCGATCCCGTGGCGGATGGTTCCGCCACAGCTGATCCTTCCTCCGGCTGCGTCCGGCACCACCGCGACAGCTGAGGCCGCGGCCGCTACGGCTGCTGCCGGTGACGCTGCGGCCGGTGTCGCCCCTGGCGCGCAAGAAGCGGCGAGCGCCGGCGCGGCACAGAATGCCGTGGCCGCCACCGCGACAACAGCGATCGCGGCCGAAGCCACGGCCACCGCCGTGGCGAACAACGCGACCACCGCGATAGGCGTCACCCCAGCGGAAGCATCAGCGGTTGGGGCCGCGCAAGACACCTCGGCGTTGGTCGGCGCGACCGCGCAGGAAGCGACTGCTACAGCCGCCGGCTTGGACGCGACGGTCACGACCGGTTCCGTCACCACCGCGACCGCGGAAGCCGCGTCTGCGACGGCTACCGCCGCAGACCCAGCGGTAGCCGTTATCCCGAGTGCGGCAGATGCGTCAGCGTCCGGGGCTGCGCTCGACACGGCAGCAGCCGTGGGGGCTGCAGCTGAGAATGCGGCGGCTGCGGCGACCGGACTGGACGCGACGGTTGTGGTCGGGTCTGTCACGACAGCGACCGCTGAAGTCGCGGCGGCCACGGGCGGGGCAACCGACCCGGCGGCAGCGGTGAGAGCGGCGCCAGCCGAAGCAACCGGTATCGCCACCGCGGAGACGCCGAGCCCGGCCGTCAGGCCGTCAGCTTCGGAGTCGGCGGCTGTTGGTGCCGCGCTTGACCCGACGCTCGCGGTTGCTGCCAACGCTGACGGCGCCACCGCAACGGCGACGGCCAATGACCCGGCGGTCACCGTGTCGGGTGGCTCCACCGCGGTTGCCCAGGACGCAGCGGCCATTGGGGCTGCGCTGGATCCGGCCGCCCGGGTGGTCGTCACTGCGGACGCCGCGGCGAGTGTCGGAACTGCTGGGAACGCGACCGGGCTGGTTGTTGCTCTGGCACAGGCGCAAGCGGCGACCGCGGCGGCGACGGCCATCGATCCGGCTGGCGCTGTCGTACTCGTAGTCGACGCTGCCGCGGCCAGCGCGCTCGGGTTGGCTGCGGTTGTCCCCGCGCAGGTCACCTACGGCTCGATGACGACACACGACCGACCGGCCCCATCCATGGGCGCGCCGAATCGCGCGGCTCCATCCATGTCCAGCCACGCACGTAGCGGACCGACGATGACGGAGGTGAGCTAGTGGGCTACGACCTCGGCGACACCGTCACCGACATGTGGGGCGAAGTCCGCGACGCCGACGGCGCCCTCACGACGGCGACGGGCGCAGCGCTCACCGTCTACCTGCCGGACGGAACCGAGGACACCCCGACCGTCGGGACCCCCACGCTCGGCGTGTACGGGGCGGACTACGTCCCGACCGTACCGGGCCCGTACCGGTGGTGGCTGCGCACCACTAGTCCGGCAACCGCGAAGACCGGGAGCTTCAACGTCCGCCCTGTGATCGAGCGGTCGATCATCAGCCTGGCCGACTTCAAGGCGCAGGCGAACATGGAGTTCCCCGACGACGACGAAGAACTGCGCCCGTACCTGGAAGCCGCGACCGGCGTCGTCGAGCGGTACCTGAAGAAGGCGGTTGTGCGCCGCACCATCACGGAGACGCACACTGTGCGCGGCGGGCCGCTTGTTCTGAACTGGACCCCGGTCATGTCCCTCACTGCGGTGGCCACATCGGACGGTGCCACGACATGGGACGTGTCCGGCCTGACGGTGTCGTCAGCTGGGGTCGTCATCCCGTCGAGCGGTTTGATCGGCGGCGAGGTCGAGGTGACCTACGTCGCGGGCATGGCTGAGATCCCAGCGGAGTGGATCCTCGCCGCCCTGATCATCTGCCAGCACCTGTGGGAAACCCAACGCGGACAGTCGGGCGGCCCGGTCGCCGGCGGGCTGGACATGCCCGGCGCAGGCATCACCAGCTTCGGGTTCAGCATCCCGAACCGGGCGAAGGAACTGCTCGGCGAGTCCCCCCCGATGGTGGCGTGAATGACCGAGACCCGAGTCGACGACGCGATCCTCGCTCTCGTCGCACTGTGGACTGCGGCCGAACTGGACACGGTTGACGGCCCGTTCGTTAGCGGCGACACGCGAAGCCGGGTGTTCGTCGGCTACGACGGCGACCCCGAAAGCGAATGGCAGGCCGCTGAGCTGGACTCCGAGTGGGCCGGGTTCGGTACGAGGAAACGCGACGAGGAATTCGACATCATCTGCGCGGTCGTAACCCGGTCTGGGTTCCAGAGGGCCAGCGAGGCACGGGCCGCCGCGCTCGCCCTGTACCAAACGGCATCGGCTGCGCTGCGAGCTGACCCGAGCCTGGGATTCCCGCCACCCACTGTGGCGGAGGCGAAAGCGCAGGGCCTGTTCACTCCGCCGGCCAGCCAAGGCGTGCAAGGCCGGCTGGTGTTCAACGTCCACGTCAAGACCCGCGTCTAGGGAGAACATCGTGCCCAAGTTCAAGAACATCTCCGGTGGTGACATCGAGGCGATCAAAACCCAGATGCGCCCGGTCGACGCCGGCGAGGTCATCGAGGTCACCGGCACGTTGGTGATGTCTCGGCCGAAGCCGAAGGACGGGGAGCCCGAGCCCGCGCCAATCCCGGAAGACGCCTACCTGGTGGACAACGACGGCGAGGAGCGGGCGTGGCCGCACGCCACGTGGGAACTGGTCGACGACAAGCCCGCCGCGAAGGCGGATGTCAAGGCTGACAAGGAGAACTGACTGTGGCTACCGGATCAGGCCTTGACGCCCAGATGGGCTTCGCCGCTGAGTCGACCTGGGGTACCGCGGTCACCGTGACCCGGTTCATCGAGGCGTCGGAAGAGTCGCTGACGAACGAGCCGACGTTCACCGAGGGTGTGGGTCTGCGGCCGGGTGTGCTGGCGAAGCGGGTGACCCGCACCCGTCAGTCCCGCAAGTCCGTCAGTGGCGATGTGTCGATGGAGTGGTCGACCAAGGGCATGGGGCTTCTGGTGAAGCACATGATCGGGTCGACCGTTGCCACCCCCACACTGATCGCGGGCACGGCGTACAAGCAGATCCACACCCCGCAGGGCTTGTTCGGCCTGGGTCTCACCACACAGATCGGTAAGCCGGAGCCGGGCACGGGAACGGTTGTCCCGCATACGTTCGCGGGCTGCAAGGTGACGGGCTGGGAGTTCTCGTGCGACGACTCCTCGAACCCGATGTTGAAGCTTTCGCTGCTGGGCCGATCGGAGACCACCGCCACTGCTCTGGCTACGGCGTCGTACCTGGCGGGGTCGACGGTGTTCGACTTCACCAACACCGTGATCAAGCTCGGCGGAACCCCCACAACGGCATCGGGTGAGACGACCATCGCGACCGGTGTGCAGCTGGCCGCGATCGCCAAGTCCATCAGCATCACGGGTGACTCGCCGATGGCCGACGACCGGTTCGGTCTGGGCAACGGCGGGCTGCGGGCCCAGCCGCTGCAGAACGACTTCCAGACCATCACTGGGTCGTTGACCACGGAGTACGCGAAGACTGAACTGTACGACCCGTTCCTCGCCGGCACGATCATCCCGATCCAGTTCGACATGACGGGCGCGGTCATTTCCGGCCCGGATCTGTTCCGCGCGAGTTTCATCATGCCGGCCTGCATCATCAAGAAGGCGACACCAACGGTGTCCGGCCCGGACCTGGTGCAGATGTCCCTGGAATTCGAGGCCTACAGCAATGGTGTGGACCCGCAGATCCAGGTGAAGATCGTGTCCGACGAGTCGGCCGCAATCTGAGCCATGCCATCCCGCAACCGCGCCTCGAACA